AGTGCAACTGTGGTGAATACACCCGTCATCTTCAATTGTGTTGAACCAGGAGTTTGTCCCCTCAGACAGCTGGCCCAACCACTTTTGTAGGGTCAACAGTCGGATAAACATCTCACACTCCTCATGTAGAAGCTTGTTGTCTTGAGATAAAGCAAGGTCGCGCATTTCAGAAAGAGTTGCTTCATCAACCTTAGGTTTACCTGTCTCAGTCACTTTAGTAAAACGGGCTCCACGAAAATTTTGAAGCGCCCAGGCAATGTGTTGACGTGATGTGGGATTAAAATCTAGCAGTTTTGTCATAGGAGCACCAGCTACATATCCCTTAGTTTTGTTTGCCCGTTTAGGTGTATAGACTTTTCCGGGTACATAGATATATCGTGATTGAATTGATTGTTCAAGTTGAGTGACCTCATTCTGAAGCTCACCCCGCACTCTCTCTGCAGCAGCTACATCAAATCGAAAACCACTTGCTTGTTGTTGCGACATGATTTCTGCCATACGCATTTCAAGCAATACATAATCATTCATTTAGATTCTCCTTATTAAATACAGTAGTCATGAATAATCTTTCATGCGTCGTTTCATAAGTGCCCAAAGCTTCAGCGTCACTTCAGTATCTTGAATGCAATAGTCCAGCATCTCGGGCGAATATACAGACCAATTGCCTTCATGCTTGCCAAAATCACCTTTGAAGCACTTGAGCCGGTAGCCCCATGCTTCTAGGCTATGGCGTCCATAAAGACGCTGTGGCATGCCATCTGGACGGCGTTCATAGTCTCTAGTATCAATATGTGGATAAAACAGACGGCTCAATACGAGAGTGTCGATTGCTTGACCTTGAGGATTAAAATCAGGATATTGTTCTTTGATAAGTGGGATGTCATAACCAATAATGTTGTGACCAATCAAAACATCTGCACGTTCTAGTTCTTTTACGCCTTGTATGATTGATTGCTCAGGGCGATGATCAAACACAGAAGTGCTGTCATCGTTACTATCACGCATAACAATGCAGTGAATACGGGATCCTTGTCGTAGTAAGCCAGTAGATTCAAGGTCAAAAATAATTTCTTTATTCATCGAAGGTATCTGTTGCATTGTCTGGATCATATTCATCTGGCGAGAACGGGTTCGCTTCTGGGAAGAGAATTGGATCAATGTTTCTGTCATTTGTATTTTTTGTAAATCTTGGATCTTCATCTAAAAAAATGGGCTCAATTGAAATTTGAAGCTCTCTTGCCAATCGTCCAGCACGTCTAAATTCTTCTCGATAGTATGGCTCCCACTCGTGAGCAAGAATAATGATTTTTCTAATGCCCATCATGTGAGCTTGAAAAATAGAAGTAGAGAAAGGGTATCTAGTGCTATATATAACTGCTCCAATAGCTGGAGTACCTGCCTTAGCAGCAGCAGCCACTGCGTATGAAATACAATCAATTTCAACTTTACTATCTGTCAATAAATTTCTACCATTTCCAATGATCTCTCGGTCACGTACAATAATACACCCACCAGGAGATTTTGGGTGAGTCGATGCTTCACCAATAGCTTGCGCCACATTGATGAAATACCGATCTTTATTCTTGATAAATGTTGGGTCACCTTTAGGACTGGGCATATCCACATCGTCAATCTATTGACTCTATATTAGGAACTGACTAATTTAAACGTGACAACAATGAACTCTAAAAATAAAAAGTCCTTTGAAGAAATAGAAAGTAATGAAAATTTTTATTTAGTTAATTCAGAATATAATATGGTCGATAATCCCCAACATTACACGCAAGGGAGAGTAGAAGCAATTGATGTGATTGAAGATTCAATTGCGAGCGCACCGTCTCCAATACTAGGTTTTCTTCAAGGTCAAGTACTGAAATATATGATTCGTCTATGGCACAAAAAGAATTGTAAAGAAGATGCTAGTAAAGCAAGATGGTATCTTGATAGATTAATAGATTCGCTAGACTAATAAAGCCGCAGATATGCGGCCTTGTTGTCAACAGCGGCGGAAGTAGAGATATCTATTGCGTAGTTGGAAAGTCTCATGATCCTGGATGTGTGGCAATAAATTTGTGTATGTGTAATTAAGATCATGAGTTGTATGAGTAAAGTAAGCAGAGATACCTTCACATAGCTCAGGTTCGTTAGGTTGATACCACGCTTCAATTGAAAAACATTCCCAAGGTTCAAGCCCTTGGGATACCCAACTGTTCAGTTCCTCTAGGCGCTGAGCAGTTTTTATTATGTGCTGCTCGTGTGCTTCTAAGACAGGTAAAAAAAGTTTGGTATTTTGATAAAGTAAAGCGTGCTTCCACATCAAAGTACCGTCTCTAGTAATAAGACGGCATGGATGAACCTTGCTTTGAGATGGAAGAAGGTAAAAGCAATCTTGAGCTATGTGTTTACTCATTAGATATTACCTTTGTTTTCTTCATAGTACTCAAGGTCTTTTTGCCACCCATCCCCTGCATATTCACTATAAATAACTCGACCAATATCTCTAAAGCTGTTATAGAACAAAGAAACTTTATCAATATCTGTCAGTGCTTGTTGAATTGGCGGTCCATAAACAATCAAATTCCATGTAGATGGACATACAGATTCAAAACCTTCTGAGGTAGCGCGAAGTTGTTTTACACGTTTGAATGGAATACAGATTGGATAATCCCAAACAACAGGAGCTGCGCGTAAAAGCTCAGAAGCGCTGCTGAAAAAGATAAAACTTTTGATATGGCCATTACGATACTCACTAAGAGTCTTATTCAGCCATATACGACAATCTCTTACAGCACCTTTGGGAGCTACCCACACATTTCCATGCCAGTGCTCTTGGAGTGGATTAACTTCAATGCTAGGTACAGAGGTTGCATCGACAAGAACTTGCTGAACAGGATCAGAAGTAGGATCAAAATCAATGCTACCCATTACTTCTCTAGCTCGATCAATAAGCTGAGGAGTTGGGTACAGAGGAAGCTTTAAACCTTTGGCAGCGAGTTTATCCGATAAATTCTTCTGCGACCGCTCTAAGGCTTTCTTGGCTCCGACCTGCTTCGACTGCAAATGTTCTTGTTCCAGCATCACTAATTAATGTAATAAGCACGTTTTGCGTCCAGTCATTTTCGTCAATCTTCTGTAAAAGTTTTCTAAGAAATTCAGTTACATCTTCATCGTTTTCACGTTCAGATACTCGAAGATCAAATTCAATTGATTCTGCCCACATGAAAGTAGTAGAGTCATTTATTAAATTGATGACAAGAGAACCAGGACCATGCTTTTCAACCGCATTAATAGCAATATCAATAAGGTCTGTAAGAATTAAATCGGCTGTTGCCATTAAAAACTTCTGCTCTCGTTCCTTTTCAGGACCAAATTTATCTGAAGCAATTAATTGTTTAATTAGATCAGAACGTCTAGACATAATGCAATGACTCTCTATTTAGGATAAATTAATTAAGTATTATTTGTGGAATTATGATTAGTATCATCTTTACTGTCTGGTGAATTAAATTGGCTTGGGTGCCTTCCGTTGAGAATGTCATCCACCACTGCTTCCCAACGATCTGCAAATTCAGAATTAGGAGCAAAGATCAAATTTGCTCGATCATCTAATTCTTGAGCATTAGTAATCATTTCCTGTTCCTTTAAAGCCTGCTCAATTGCATACTCTGCTACTTGCTGTTTCAATGTATGTAACTCACAAGCTAATTCAAAGCTCTCAAGATAAGAATCTTGATCGACAAATACGCCAATCTTTTGTGGTATCAGGTGGAAAGGATTACAGCAATACTTATCGCCACATGTAGTTTTGACACCTGTATAGCCAAGATCACCCCAGGTATACCACATAGCAACTCTTTGAGGATGATGCTGAGTGCTGCTACTAATACCAGGACGTCTCCAAGGAAACTGTGGCATTCCATTGCCAGGTGCTTTATAGCCTTGCCACTCCCAACATTCGTCAGGCTGACCAATATCTACTTTAGACCAAAACTTGAGTGCACGTTTACGTTCTTTTTTAAGAAGGCGATTAATGTCAAAAGACATGCGTCCTTCTCTAGCTGCAGCAACACAACGAACACACGCTTGATGACTATCAAAACGCATTGAGGTAGAGCTAAACCGACCAATCGAGTGACCGCTATAAATGCACAGTGTTCCTTCTTCTGCAGTATTAGATAGGTTTAAATTACGCCTACCATATGCGTGACCACCAACTTTTCGGCTAGGTTTAGACTCAGACATCAAAAATCACCTTCAGGTTTAACGTGCTGACCTCCATGAGCAGCGTATTGCTGTTCAATAGGAAGAAGTTTAAGTTGATGATTTAGTTTGTAGTCATAGCGAGTGCTATTCTCGTACTTAATTCGTACCAATTGGGTACGTGGAGTGTAATACTCAGGTGTACCTACAATAAGTGCAATTCGTTCTCCAGGAGTAACGACAACACGATGTCCGATTTTAATATCTTTGGCTTTCATTGTATCTGAATAATATATGTTTTCGTAACTTCAGTGTAATTAGAAGTCGTTCAAAATGTGATCTTCAGTAAGTGGATCGTTTTTAGGACGCTGCCAAATTCGAACAGATTTAGCTTTATTTGTAACTGAGTCTTTTCGTGTAGTGACAAGTCGTCTCCAGCCCATTGACTGGAGAATGTCAGCTACACGTCGTCCTTCTCTACGTCCTTGACTTCTTGGATCAAGTTCAAGTGCATTAGTCAGTACTTCAGCAGCCGATACTTCATCGCGAATAGCAACGTATGTGGCAACTTTATCGAGCCAGGGATCTGGATCACCAAACTCTTGGATATAGTCGGCAATAGCTGCAATTTCACCGCTGTTAAATTCATAGCCTTCACCACGTCTATAAGCATGTACAGCAGCTGCCCATAAATGATCACGATGTGTGCTTAGCTCTTTCCAAGGAATTTGAAAATTAGGACCAATTTCAAGTGGAACAAAACGCCTGTTACCAGTACTATCGACGAGAAATTGATTACGGTTAGTTGTTCCAATAAGAACAAACCTACGAGCTAGCTTGCTAGGAAGTGAAGCATATGGAAAACGAACTTCATCTACACGGGTAGTAATGAGATTTTTAAAGTTTTCAATATTGCGAGTATTAAAGTAGTTATCAATCTCTGGAAGTTCTAAGAGCCATGCAACGTGCAGCCGATACTGCTCTTTCATCAGAGTTTCTAGCGGTGTAGTAATTTCTGAAAAAAGGTTTTGGGGTACAAGACAACGAGCAAACATTGATTTGCCTGCACCTTGAGGTCCTACAAGAATGGGAAGCCATGACATAGAGCATCCAGGATTGAAAGCTCTAGCAACAGCGCCAATCATCATGCGTTGCATTGCAGTAGTAGCAATTTTGTGTTGATTGCCCAAGAAAATTTCACCAACACGATCCCAGTCAGGATGAGGACTAGACTTTGCAGCACACTGTTCTAAATAACGCTTAATTGGACAATAGGAGTTTTTAGAAGCTGCATATTGAATAGCACTTTTGATTCGTGCTTCAGGAATGAATACACCGTTTTCACAGGCAACTTTGACTGTCATAAGATCTAAGTCGTTACCTTGCAGTGCAACAGTTTTACCTTGATTATCTGTGTATTCAATTGAACTAGTAAGTTCATTTTTGCGTAGATCATGCAAAATGTCTTTTACTTTGGACACATCATTCTCTCGTTCTTTTGCAAGGTCATCAGAACTTTTCTTAGGACGACCTCTACGCTTAACTTGTTGCGTATCAGGAATTGGTTCAACGTCAATATCGTCTGGCTGCATTTTTGGCTCCATCGTATTAATGTACTCATCAAAATTATGAATGGGATCAAACTCTGTATAACCTGCGGCTGCTCCAAGAGCACCAAATCTTAGATTATCTGGCAGCTTTTTAGCCCAGTCTGGATCTTGCTTTTTAGCAAGCGAATAAAGTGTAGTATGTCCTGAATAATTACCAAGACCTTTCCACTTAAATGGTTGAATATTTTCATCTTTCTCACCATGATGTCCTTTGAGGACCCATTGAACCCATACATCAAACATAGGTTCACCAATGCCTGCACAAGCTGCCATAACAGGCACGTAATAAGTTTCATACTCTCCATCTTCTGAAGGGCGTAAAAACGTTTCTAGAAGCCACTGACATCGTTTAATATCAAGGGCAGTAAGATCAGTGCTATTAAAGTTGGATACTTCTTCATAAGCAATATCTTCAAGTAAAAAACTAGGTACAGGCTCAAACTCTAGATTTGATTGAACTTCAGAGTTGGAGTTTCCAAACCAAAGTCGTTCAGGTTTTTGACCGCAGTTATCCGCAAGTTTTTGAAGCTCTAA